ACAATAACAATTAAAACAAGTTCAGGCACAGGTGTTACTATGCCGGTTGGATCTACAATGCTTGTAATTGTAGATGGTACAAATGTAATTACAGGTATTACACAAAAAGGTTATGTAACCACAACAAACGCATACACAGCTGTAAACGGTGACCAAGTTATTGTAGATACAAGCGCAGCTGCCGTAACAGTTACACTACCTGCTAGTCCAGCCGTTGGTAACGAAGTGCACTTCTTAGATGGTAAACTTAGTTTTAATTCTAACAATTTGACTATTGGTAGAAACAGTCAACCTATACAAGGTGTAGCTAGTGATCTAGTAGTAAACACAAATGGACAAAGCTTTACACTTGTATATGCAAATTCAACAAAAGGTTGGGTAAAGAAGCACTTTGCTGGAACGTAAGAGGTTTACATGGCTCTTATTGAACTACAAATACAACCAGGTATAGATAAACAAAATACAACCAAAGGTGCTGAGAACCGTTGGATAGATAGCGACAACGTTCGTTTTAGATATGGACTACCAGAAAAAGTTGGTGGGTGGTCATCTCTTGTAAACGAAAGCATAGTTGGTGTTGTTAGAAGTCAACATCCTTTTTTAGATAATTCAGGAAACAGATACGTTGCACTTGGCACTGATAAGTTTCTACTGTTATACTTTGAAGGACAACTGTATGACATATCTCCTTTTGATGCAGCAAGACAACAAACTAGTTGCACACTTGCAACAACAGACGAATCAACTTCTGTAACAGTTACAACAGGATCAGCTCATGGATTAGCTGCTGAAGATATTATTTTGCTTGACTCGGTAACCTTGCCTAGCGGAACGGGGCTTAGTGCATCAAACTTTGAAGATAAAACATTTATGGTTGTAACGGTTCCAAGCTCTACAACATTTACAATTACATCAACAGCCGCTGCAACAGCCACTGTATCAACTGGTGGGTCAACAACTGTTGAGTTTTATACAAAGGTTGGACCACAAAAACAAACATACGGATATGGTTGGGGTGTGGGTCCATGGGGTGGCACAGTTTCAACAGCTGCAACTACAACTATAAATGAAGGTGGCACTTTTTCCGATAGTGATACAACCTTAACGTTGACTAGCGCCTCTGCTTTTCCAACTGCTGGCACTGTGGCTATCGGTTCAGAGCTAATTACATACACGGGTAAATCTAGCAACGACTTAACAGGACTTACAAGAGGAGCTCTTGGCACTTCTGCAGCTGCTCACTCAAATGGTGCAACTGTAACCAACGCATCAGACTTTAGTGGTTGGGGCACAGCATTACCCGCAAACCAAACGACACTAGAACCAGGTCTTTGGTCACTAGATAATTTTGGAGAAGTATTGGTTGCAACTATTGCAAACGGTGAAACATTTACATGGAACCCGTCTGCTGCAAGCAGACTAGAAGTTAGAGCGTCAAAAAGCACAAGTGGTTTTTCTACAAGCAACAACCCCACTGCATCAAGAATAACGCTTATATCACCTACCACCAGACACTTAATACATTTTGGCACTGAGACAACCATAGGCACACCATCAACACAAGATGACATGTTTATACGTTTTTCTGTGCAAGAGGACATAAATACTTTTACACCTACATCTACAAACACAGCAGGCACACTAAGATTGCAAGACGGCACTAAAATTGTTGGTGCCTTAAAAGCAAAAGAGAATATTTTAATCTTTACAGACAATGCTTTGTACACAATGAAATACATATCCTCTCCTTTCTTTTTTGGTATAGAACAAGTTGGTACAAACTGTGGTTTAATAGGTAAGAATGCAGCTGTAGAAGTTGATGGGGTTGCGTATTGGATGAGCTCAAAAGGTTTTCTGTTATATGATGGAACGGTAAAAACACTTCCTTGTGCTGTAGAAGATGAGGTGTTTGACAATATCGACTCTACAAAAGGTCAACAAGTGGCGGCCGGTCTTAATAATTTGTTTTCTGAAATAGTATGGTGGTATCCAGCAGATAATGATTTTAATAATAGGGGCGTATCATACAATTATGCAGAGTCACAAGGTGTTTCTGGAGGTGTATGGGCATTATCAACAGAGTCAAGAAGTTCGTGGATGGATGCAAAAATCTACGAAAGACCATATGCAACTAAGTTTGATACAACTGGCACGGGCACATTTCCTGTAATTCAAGGTCAAGTTGGTCTTGGACAAACAAAATACTTTCAACATGAAATAGGAACAGATCAAGTAAACGAAGATGGCACCGTAACCACAATTACATCAAATATAAAATCTTACGACTATGACTTACAAATGCAAGGTGGGCCTGGTGAAAAGTTTGTATCTGTTAGCAGATTTATACCTGATTTTAAAAACTTAGATGGAAACGCAAACGTGACTCTGTCTATAAAAAGGTTTCCAGCACAAACAGAAACATCGTCAACAAACAGTCCTTTTACAATAAACTCAACCACCACAAAAAAAGATACAAGAGCTAGGGGTAGATATGTTAGTGTAAAGATAGAAAACACAGCAGCAAACGAGGCATGGAGATATGGCACTTTGATGTTGGATGTAAAACCTGATGGAGGAAGATAATGACAAGAATATTAGTTAGATTACCAGAACCAAAAGAAGAGTATGAAGTTAGCACACAGAGACAAATTAACAGAGCTGTGTCTGGTGTGGTGGAGCAACTAAATACTAGCTATCAACAAACACTAAAAGACGAACAAGAACAACAGGCATATTTTTTATCATAATGGCAAATAATTTTAAAAACTCAAAAGTAGACCTAACAACCACAGATAACACTGTATTGTATACTGTGCCTGCAGAAAGCACGGCTATTGTAAAATCAATACTAGTATCCAATGATGACGCCAGCAACGCGTGTGAGATAACCGTCACATTGTTGAACACAGGTAATACTGTATTTAGCCTATTTAAACAAAAGGACATATCTGCTAAAACTACAGTAGAATTATTGACCAACTCGTTGGTCATGAATGAGGATGAGGAGTTAAAAGTACAAGCAGAAAACGCAAACGATTTACATGTAATCTGCTCGTATCTAGAAATAAAAAGAGAGTTTCAGTAAGGAGGAACTATGGCATTTGAAGAACCAGGATCGGTAGCATACTTATACGAGGGCGATAAGAAAATAGCTCAAATAAAGGTTGACACTACTGTGGTATTAAAGAACTTAAAAACAGGCAAGGAGTATAACTCTGATGCCGAAGGGGATGCTGACGTGGATGATCCAAACACAGACACAAAACGAGAGGATATCTCTAGAAGTGTCTATATAAAGGTGGCTAAAATGCCAGCTGTTGGATCAGAATCGTAGTTGCAATTTATGGTAAAAAACAGTAAATTCAATAAAAGCCTCACTTCAAGCCTAGGCGACTTGCATCATTACAACATAGGAATATAAGGAATGCCAGCTCACGATAAAATAGCAGATTTTTTAGATGATATAATACCAAACGAGATCAAACCCGCTTTGAAAACTCTTGGTGCTACGGCTGTGTCTGCTAATTTACCTATTCCAGGTGGTGCGATTGGTGATTTTTTTGCGGGTGCAGGAACTGATCTTATACTTGATAGGCTATTATACGGTTCTGATGAAGACAGAGATACAGATTATTTGAGCGCGGGTATGTCAGGCATATTGGCTGCTCTTGCAGGGTCACAACCAGAAGTAAGAAGAGTTGACACTGACAAACCGGGTGTTGCAAAAAAATTTAAAGACAGATTAGATATAGGAAGAGGTATAGATCGAACTCAGTTTTCAGACGCATCTGGATTTGATACAGCACGTTTTAATCAAGCCGTCATTGATGCTGGTGGTGCTCTTGAGGCCACCGCAGAAAATACAGCAGGTCTCAAACAAACTCTTGCATCTGACGTTTTACAAGGTGCTAAAGATTTTACATCTCCTTTTGATTTTGGAGGTGTTGGAGAATCAATGACTCCTTTTAAAGACATTGGCAAAGAGTTATTATCTACAGCTACTTTAGCACAAGTAGGTCAAACACCGTCACAAATTAGGGACGCATCTAAGGCACTTGAGGATGCAGAGCGAAGATACCAAGAATACATAAATAGATTAGATGAAGAGCAAGCTGCTAGTGCAGCTGCTGACATGGCAGCAAGAATAGCGGCCTACAAAGAATACATGGGACTTGCAGGATTTACAAACGCAGAGATAGATTCTGCTTTGGTAGAAGCAGGATACCTAGGGTCTGGTGAAACAGCGTTTTCACAAGGTGGTCGTGTTGGTTTTGATACAGGTGGTATGACAGATAGTATGGGTCTTGGTAACTACATAGAGGCTGAAAAGGTAAGGACTGAGTTTACAGACAAAATAAAAAGAATGTTACAAGCAAAAGAAATGAATATGAAAATGAATGATCCTGGTTTAATGCGTTTTGCAAACGCAATGATTCCTGGTGGTGAAGGTTTTTATACAAGAGAAGAGATGAGGTTTCCTAGTTTAAAATCAAAGTATGAATCGATACTACAAAAGTTTGAAAGAGATCAGGCCAAAGATGATTATGAAAGAGAACAAATAAGAAAACAAATGCAAGAGACTA